TATTCTATGATTATGATGGTGATGGTATAGACGAAAGAGTTAGGGTTTGCAGTATCGGCAATGGCTTACATGTTGTGAATGTAGAACCTTGGGATGAACTACCAATATGTATGTTCTGTCCAGATCCAGAACCACACACAGCGATAGGATCATGTCCTGCGGATTACCTAAAACCAATCCAAGCTGCTAAGTCACAAATTATGCGTGACACTTTAGACTCACTAGGTCATTCAATCTTTCCACGTATGGGTATTGTTGAAGGACAAGTAAACATCGACGATGTACTAAACACCGACATAGGGCAACCTATTAGGATGCGTGCGCCAGGAATGGTACAACCATTTGCTGTGCCGTTTGTGGGTAAAGAAGCGTTCCCAGTATTAGGATATTTGGACGAAGCCAAGGAAAATAGAACTGGCGTATCTAAAGCATCAGCTGGCCTCAACGCAGACGCTCTACAATCTAGCACCTCATCAGCTGTATCGGCTACTATGAGTGGCGCACAAGGAAGAGTAGAACTTATTTGCAGACATTTTGCAGAGGGTGGACTCAAAGACATGTTCAAGACTGTTAATAACCTGGTGATAAAACACCAAAACGCGCAAGATGTGTACAGATTAAACAACAAATTCGTGCCAGTAGATCCAAGATACTGGGATAATGACAAGGATATCGTAGTAAATGTAGCTATATCTAAGTCTTCAGACCAAGAAAAGTTCTCAGTTCTACAGAATGTAGCGCAAAAACAAGAGCAAATTATGCAATTACTAGGGCCTCAAAACCCATTGGTATCATTACAGCAATATGCTAATACTTTAACTAAAATGATAGAAATGGCTGGGTTTAAAGACTCATCATCTTTCATAAATACAGAAGTTCCGCCTATGCCACCGCAACAACCTGAAGAACAGAAGCCAGATCCAGCTGAAATGCTTGCACAGGCCGAAGCAATGAAGGCACAAGTTAGCGCACAAAAAGCAATGATCGACGCTGAAACAGACAGAATGAAGATTATCATGGACGATGACAGACAAAGAGATATTGAAGAGGCGCAACTTAAAGTTAAGGTTGTGGAAATGCAAGCTAAGTACGGCGCACAAGTTAATGTCGCAGAAATAAATGCAATCATGGAAAGAGACAGAGAAGGAATGAGACAAGATGCAAAAGCTCAAGCTCAAGGATTATTTACAGGCAATGTCCCACAACAAAATATTTGATATTGAAGTAATTGTTGACGATATGGTTTATGTTGGTAAAGAGATTAAAGCAAGAAATAGAAATCACGCAATGCAAATTATGTCTGTTATGTCTGGTGGCGAAGTAACAGAAGATTCTGAAATAATTTATTACGAAGAAAGGACGGTACACTAATGAAAAAATATTTTAATAAATTTTGGTCATGGTTAGACAACTTAATGAAACCAGCTCCTGTAATTAAAAAAAGAGGCAGACCTAGGAAAAAGAAGTAATGGCATTAACCTATAGAGGCGAACGATTCGCAGGTTACAACAAACCTAAGCGAACACCTGGTCATAAAACTAAATCACACGCTGTCTTGGCAAAAGTCGATAGCACCATAAAACTAATTCGCTTTGGTCAACAAGGCGTAAGCGGTGCTGGTAAAAAACCAATGACTGAAAAAGGTAAAGCAAGAAGAAAATCATTCAAGGCAAGACACGCCAAGAATATCGCAAGGGGTAAGTTGTCCGCAGCTTACTGGGCTAACAAAGTAAAATGGTAAGGAGATAATATGCCAAAAGGACTATACGCAAACATACACGCTAAAAGAAAAAGAATCAAAGCTGGTTCTAATGAAAAGATGAGAAAGCCTGGAACTAAAGGCGCACCTAAAGCTAGCGCTTTTAAGAAAGCAAAAAGAACAGCTAAAAAGAAGTGAAGTTTATAAGTTATCTTATAGATAAACTTTTAGAACGCTCATTCCAAAAAACAGAAGATAAATTATTTAATTCTAAATGAACGACGTTGTTACTCTAATAACCGAACTAGGTTTCCCTATCGCTGCGGCCATAGGTCTTGGCATGTTTGTATGGAAGCTTATAAACAGAATCATAGATGGTATGGAAACAAAACTAGATACCGTAGATGAAAAAGTCAATACATCACTTACAGCTATGGAAGGCAGGCTAGGCACAAAACTAGACACACAACATGGTATTCTTGTAGCATTGATAGATAGAGTTAGGTCGCTAGATAATGAAATTATCAGACAAGACACTATGATAAAAACCATGCTTGGTGTACCACAATTAATAGACACTAACAAAATAGCAAAAGCAAGAAGAGATGACAAAAGGAAAGATTAGTTTATTAGTATTATGTTTATCTGTATCAGCAGATGAAATGGTACACAAGTTTAAGTCACCGTCATTCTCTGGCATCGGTACATCTGCACATTATTTGACCATAGAGAACCAACAATACACGCGTAAAATGACTGTTAAAGCAGAACTTAAAGCGTTGCAAGATCAAATAGAAAGAGACAAAGAAAACACCACCCTAGCAAGATTTATAAGAAACTTAGAGTCAAGAATATACGCACAACTATCTAGGCAATTGGTAGAAAATCTGTTCGGAGAGACTGCTAGTGAAAGCGGTATTTTAGAATTAGAGGGTAACACTATAGAGTATAATGTTGTAGACGGAATAATAACTTTAACAATAACGGATTCTAATGGTGATACAACGACTATATCTCTGCCTATCGGTAATTTTACTTTCTAGTTGCGCCTTATTATTTGACCCAATAGAAAACAACCTACCGCCCTTACAAAAAATTGAGAAGCCAGAGATAGGATCTTTACTAGTTCCAGAACTTGCTAACATTAAAGCATCTAACCAAGCAAAACCAGTAGTAGCAATATATGCAGGATCTTTTATAGATTCAACTGGTCAACGCAGAAGCAACAGCACTTACGCAACCTTTTCATCTGCGGTAACCCAAGCACCAGATGCTTATTTAATTAGAGCATTAAAACATGCTGGTAGTAATCATAATGGTTTCTTTGAAGTAGTAGAACGCGTAGGGCTAGACCATGTAACTAAAGAAAGACAAATTATAAGAAGCACCAGACAAGAGTTTAAAAAAGATACCAAATTACAACCACTTATGTTCGCGGGTTTGATAATGCAAGGTGGCGTGATATCATACGAAAGTAACGTAAAGAGTGGTGGCGCTGGAGCTAGATACCTTGGAATAGGAATGTCTAGACAGTACAAACAAGATACAGTTACCATCTCATTACGCACCGTATCTGTAAGTACGGGAAAAGTATTACTAGAAGTACTAGTAACAAAAACGATATTAAGTGCATCTATAGATCAAGATATCTTTCGTTTTATTACTGATTCAACCGAACTAGTAGAAATAGAAAACGGTTTGGTCAGGAACGAGTCAATCAATATAGCACTACAGACAGCAATAGAAACTGCTGTACTACAAACTATAAAAGAAGGAACAAATAGAGGATATTGGAGTTATGAAGAATTTAAAACAATTGATTGCGACAATGATTGTGTTACCGCTATTCGCGGCTGACAACGAAATATTTGTAGAGCAAGCAGGTGCAACAGCAAACATAGACCTAGAGCAACTGGGTTCATCAAACATTATAGGCGGTCTTAATTCTATAGCCGGCACATTAACAGCATTAGATCTTGATGGCATTAATTTAACACTGGATATCAATCAGATAGGTAATAGTAATAAATTTCTTGGTGATATCTACGGTGACAATGTAACAGGGTTCTTTGAGTTTGATGGTGACAGTAATACATTTACTATACAGGGCGATCCAACAGATACTTATGGTATTAGTGGATCAGACTACAATGTTGATGTAACTGGTAGCTCTAACACATTTACTCTAGATACTGGTACAAGTGCGTTAAGTGAAAACTTAGATTTAGATTGGATAATTAATGGTGATGGAAACACTTTTGATTTTGATATTAACTATGATGGTGCTACTAACTATGTCGATGTAGACGGGGATAGCAACACAGTAAACTTTACAGGAAGTGGATATGCGGGAGGATACTTCTACCTTGACCAAACAGGAAACAGTAGAACATTTAACATCATCCAGTCATCAACTCTTGCTGCTGATTGGTTACAGATTAACTCTACTGGCAGTAACGGTACTGTTTGCGTCGTTCAAAACGACGGCGGAACAACAACTAGCTGTTGACGTAGGCAATATATCTGAGCTAACTGGTTCAGCACAAGTTGTAAGAGATAAGCCATACCAAGCTACAGAGTCTTTTGACATACAGCAAAACGATGAGGCTATTACATCTAATGGTCGTATGGCTATTACATTCTTAGATGATTCTAAGGTTAAGCTAACTGAACATTCACAACTTACAATAGACGAGTACATCTTTGATCCCAACCCTAGCAAATCTAAAATGGCTATCACCTTTGGTCTTGGCACTGCTAGGTTTATTACAGGTAGTCTCAATAAGATAGATAAAAACAATATAGATCTTAAGACACCCACGGCTAATATAGCTATACGCGGGACTGATTTCACGGTTACTGTAGATGAGGTCGGTCGCAGTTTACTTATACTATTACCAGATGAATACGGTTTGTCTAGTGGAGAGATATTAGTAACTACAGCCATGGGTACAGTTACACTCAATAAACCATACGAAGCAACTACGGTAGATGTGTATGAAAAGTTACCAAGTGCGCCAGTCATACTAGATTTAACACTAGAGCTAATAGATAACATGCTTATTGTTAATCCACCTAAACAAGAAAAGATTATAGAAGAAACCATACAAGCTAAAAAGAAAAACATATTAGACTTTGATGATTTGGATATAGATTATTTAGAAGAAGACTTATTAGACTCAGAAAAAGAACTAGAATTTACAGAGCTAGATATAAATTATTTAGATGTAAACTTTCTTGAAGATTTGCTAGATGTCATAGACGCATTACAAGAAATACAAGAAGAAGATCAGCTTGCACAAGATGCTACGTCAACTAACATTGTTGGTACACAGCTAGGGCAAGACTTAAACACACAAATAACATCGTATATAACTGGCGAAGTGCTAACCTTGATTCGTAGCGTGAACGACACAGCAAGAGTAGATATAGACTCATCTTCTAGTTACACGGTTATCTTTATACAAGATGGCGCATCTAAAGTTGTTAAAGTAAATGGTGGTACTGGTAGCCTTATAAAAATTACACAAAGCAATTAATGAATAAAGTATTATTCACAATACTTATAATACTAACATTGCCCTTGTTATATCAGTCAACGCCAACAGAAATATTAAAGTTAAAAGTATTTGACTATCTAATACCTAAACAGCAACCATCTGGTTACTTTACTGTTTTAAATATTACAGAAAAAGATATAGCTAATGAAGGCGGGTGGCCGTTACCAAGAAAAAGATTAGGTCAAATACACACAGATATAATAGCTAAAGGCGCTATAGGCGTTGGTTACGTCATAGGCTTTCCACAACCAGATAGAATGGGTGGTGATAATTACTTTGCAGAGTCGCTAAAGTATGGAACTTCTATTTTAGCAATGTTTGAGAATCCCAATGGTGATTACCCACCAACCACAGGTACTGTCATACTTGGTGATGATCTGGGAGGAATGACTACAAATGGTGTCATACAAAACATAAAGATATTAACAACTTATGCACAGGAAGGTATTGCAACTGCGCCAACCGATATAGATAACCTAGTAAGAAGGATACCATTGTTGTTAAGAACACCAGATGGGTATGTGCCTGCATTTGGTACAGAGGTATTGAAAGCATTGGTTGGTGCTGATACTTATATTATAAAAACAAATGATCTTGGTATAGAACAAATTAGAGTCAAAGGATTGCCACCAGTTAATACAGACAGTTTAGGTCGTAAGTGGATTAGTTGGGTAGACACACCACAAACAAATTTAAAAGAAATGAATGTTGCTGGTAAGTTTGTATTTGTCGGAGTAACTGCTCCAGGTATCATGCCACAGATTGCAACTCCGAATGGATTATTAGAACCACACAAAATTCAAGCAGCATTATCTGAGTCAATCTTGATAGAAAACTCACCAAGGATTCCAAATTGGCATTTATCAGCCGAAATTTTGATTTTGCTAATTTTCGTGTCGATGACGTGGCTTGTAATTAATTATCTCAGTATAGTTAAGGGCATAAGTCTAGCTGTTATTTTACTCTTCACCACGGGCGTTACAGGGGTTTTTAGCGTTCAAAAAGGTATTTTGTTAGATTTTTCGTGGACTTTTATCTCTCAGATATTAATTTCTACTATTGCTTTGTATTTAAGCTATAAAAAACAATATAAGTTACGTCAACAGATAAAAAAACAATTTGAACATTATCTTGATCCAAGACAGGTTAAACAATTGCAAGACAATCCAGACATGTTAAAACTTGGTGGTGAAAAAAAATACTGCACATTTCTTTTTACAGATGTTAGAGGATTTACATCTTTGTCAGAAAAGCTAGAACCAGAAGAAGTTACCAAGATTATGAACAAGGCTTTAACGATTCAAGCAGATGCAGTTAAGTTTTATGATGGCATGGTTGATAAATATATTGGTGACGCAATGATGGCAATCTTTAATGCTCCTATAGATATACCAGATCACGAACATGCAGCTATTCTTTGTGCAAAAGAAATACAAGATAAAATTAAAATGGCTGATCTTGATATTGAAATAGGCATAGGGATAAATACAGGAACTGCTGTTATTGGTAATATGGGTAGTAATACTAGGTTTGATTATTCAGCTATTGGTGATTGCGTAAACACAGCTGCAAGACTTGAGTCAGCAACCAAAGAGGTGGGTGTAGATATACTCATTGGCGAATCTACTGCAAATACATCTAAAATTAAGTTAAAATTATTAAAACCAATAAAAGTTAAAGGAAAGGAAAAGCCTTTAGTTATTTATACAATATAGGAGTAATTATGCCAAAAGGAAAAGGAACATACGGATCTAAAGTAGGTAGACCGCCTAAAAAGAAAAAAACAAAAAAAACTAAAAAGTGAGGCCATCATCCGCCAAAGCCAAAGGTAGAGCTTTACAACAATGGGTGGTAGATAAACTAATTGAATTACTTGGTTTTGACCCTGAAGATTTAGAGTCAAGGCCAATGGGTTCTAATGGTGAAGATATCATTATGGGTGTACAGTCGCGCAAACAATTCCCATATTCAGTAGAATGTAAAAACCAAGAAGCTGTAAATGTTTGGAAAGCATACGAACAATCGCAAGAGAACTGTAAAGATTACGAACCATTGGTTATAATTAAAAGAAATAGGACAAAACCATTGGCATTAGTAGATGCTGAGTATTTTTTAAAACTACATAAAAAAGATGATTGATAAACTAATAGGACCAGTAGGCGACATTGTTAGCAAGCTAGTGCCAGATAAAGACTTACAAGCAAAACTAAACCATGAACTTAAAACAGAATTACATAAAGCGAATATGGCGCAGATTGAAATCAACAA